GCGTAGAGGTTGACCGGCTGGGCGACCGAATCCGGCGTCCAGGTGTAGCCGGCGGTGCCGCCGTCGAAGCCCGTGGCGCCGTGCGCGACCGGGACGATCAGCACGCGCCTCTGCGCCGACGCGGCGAGGACGTGCTGTCGGGCGAACTCCAGGCCGGGGCCGACCGCCACGCCGTTGTCGTGGTGCGTCAGCGGCTCGACCGCGAGCGAAGCGATGCCGGCGTAGGCGCCGCTTGACGCCCACTGCCAGATCCGGCCGTCGGACACGTCCAGGCGAGCGGTGTCGACCGCCAGGCCGCGGCCGGACGCGTTGGACTGGCCGGCGACGATGACCACGTCGAAGCCCGGCCCCAGTTCGGCGCCGTCGAACAGCGAGGTGAACCCTTCGAGGTCTGCCCCGCTTGCCACCGATTCTAGGGCAGTGTCGAACGTCTCCTGGTCGACGGCCGTCAACGGAACGATCGTGCCGTCCGGCCCCTTGCTCGGAACCTGGCCTTCCTCGAGATCAGCGAGCAGCAGCCGCGGGTCACCCGGGGGCCCCTGCTTGCCGGGGGCCGTCTCGAACGATGCGCGCTGACGCGGCGGGCGCCGCGAGCTCGGGTCAACAGAAGTCACGGCAGATCCTCCGGATCAACAGGCTGAGGGCGAACGTCCACCGACGTCTCTTCGACGGTCGGCGTGTCCGGCCACGGCTCCACATACGGGTCGGGGCGAGGCATCGACCCGGGCGGCGGGCCGTTGCGGCGCTCACCGACTTCCACGCCGACGGCGAGGAACGTCAGGTCGACGCCCATCCGGACGGCTTCGCTTTCGACCTCGAACGGCTCGTAGTCCTCATCGAGCGGCACCAGGTCGTTGCACAGACCCTCGGCGTTCGGGAAGTCGTAGAGCAGCTGCGACACCGCGGACTGGTAGCGGTGCAGAAAGTCACTGGACGCGTCCTTGGTCGCCTGCACGGCGATTCGGATGCCGACCTCCAGGTCCGCGATCACGATGGACTCGTCGGCGTCGGTGCGATGGTTTCGCGCACCCTTGATCCAGACGACGGCGACGACGCCACGGGAAATCTCGACGGGCGTCAGCCAGTTGGAGTGCCGGACGGACACGAACTGAAACGGCCGCAGCGTCCGCGCGGGGAGTCCTTCGTCGCGTTCAAGCTGAGCGAGGTACTCGCGATGCCAGTCCCACACGGTGTCGCGGACGGCCTTCGCGACCGCGTCGCGGCGCCGGAACGGTCCCACGGGGGTCATCGGTCGTCGTCCGACGGAAGGACGTGGCCGCGCGTGTCGGCGGCAAGGTCACGGGACGCGATCGCGTCGAAAGCCACCAGGTTCGGGCGGGCGCCGCGCGCGCCGCTGCCTTGCCAGTTGCCGTAGGCGCGCGGCTGCCGGCCACCCTTGATGCCGACCTCCAGAGACAGGCGTCCGCGGCCGACGACGGCGCGGTCCTTGATGCCCTTCTGATGCGGCCGGGTCAGCGCCTTGTGCAGACCGCCGGTGTAGAAGCCCGGGCCCGCTGCTTGGCGCGCGCCGCGCCGAACGCCGTTGAGCGTCCGGATCGGATGCTGGTAGCGCCGCAGCGTGTCGGGGTCGCGGGGCTCCCAGCCGGCGCGCGCCGCGAACGTGCGCTGCTCAGACTCGTGCCACCGCTCCCGCGCCTTGTTCGCCAGCGGGTACAGTTCCCGCGCGTTGCGGCTCATCCGCCGCAGCCAGAACCGCGCGCGATCCAGGCCGCGTTGCTCGACGTCGATCCTCACGGCGTCTCGACCTCTTCGGCCTCTGCGTCGAGGACTGCCTGCGACGTGACCATCCGGATCGAACCGAATCGCTTCCCGCCGGTCTGGTTGTTCTTCGCCGTCGCGATCAGCGCGTCGCGCGCTTCCATCCACGTCGCCGCGAGCCGCGGCAACGACTCATCGGCCTGCGCCGTGTCGCTGTAGAAGCTCGTCTCGATCAGGTACGCCGCGTAGATCGAGACAACGTCGACCGCGGACGCCTCCAGGTCGCCGGTCCACGCGGTCCCCACGTCGCCGAGCAGCAGCGCCACGCGGCGGGCCGCGTACTGCGTGCGCTCGGCCGCTTGGGTGGCGGTCGGAACGGTCGCTTCGGTGAACGTCCCAAGCTCGACGGTGCCGGCGCCAAGGCCGTCCGCGTCAGCGCGAGTACGGGTGTGGATGTGTGCCGCAACCTGCTCCAGCGTCGGCGTGATGTCTGCGGGATCAACCACGGTCGACCTCCCGGCCGGTGGGGACGGGACTACGCCATCTCAGGCGCAGCCCCGTCAGCCGGTTGTCGGTCAGCTGCCGCTCTTGGGCGCCGACGGCTTCTTCGCGTCGTCGGCGCCGCGCAGCGGGCGGACCTCCTGGACTTCGACGACCGACGTGGGGTCGGGCTTCTCGTCGTCCTTGGCCGGCCGCGTCGTCACGACGACGTTGCTGACGTCAGCGTCGCTGACCGCCGGCGCCGGATGGCCGTTGTTCTGGATGTTGTCCTGCGTGCTCATGCCTTCACCACGATCTTCGCGACGGCGTCGTTGATGTCGTGGATGCCGAACCCCAGGCGCGACTCCCACAGCATCGCCAGCTTGTTCTGGCGGAACATGTTGTGCGTCCCGATCACCGCCTCGGTGGACGTGCGGATCGTGATGTCCTTGCGCTGCACCAGCTTCAGGTTCTGGCCAGCCACGACGAACCCGGCGACGTTGTCGACCACCGTCGGGTTCTGCAGGTTGCTCGAGTACGCGATCGGCAGCCCGTACAGGGTGTCCGGCTCACGCTCGAACCCGTTGGTGTAGACGGCGGCGGTCGTCTCACCGGACTGGCGGGCGTTGCGCAGCAGCGCGCGGCACCGCGAGTCGAGCACGACGTGCGTCGGCGTGTAGCCGCCATCCTCCACGGCCTCCATGCCGTTGGAGATCGCCAGGGCGATGCCGTCGCCCTTCGCCTTGGAGTAGTCGACGGCGGTCGTCGAGTCGGCGAGCGTCGCGTTGAACTGCGTCGTGACCGCGGTGCCGGCGGCGAAGCCGAGGCCATGCGCGTCGACGAGGTCGCTGATGCCGCCGATCACGTCGGGGCTCAGGAACACGGTGGGGTCTTCCTCCGCGTCCTCGAGAAGCTCCTCCGTGTAGATCACGGTCGTCGCGATCTTCTTGATGTCGATCGACATCTCGGAGAACTCGGCGCCGGTGATCGGCTTGTCCGCGGCCTCCGCCACGAACTCGGCGGTCGGCCGGCCCGCGTAGATCGCGTACTTGCGCTGCTTCGTCGCGGTCGTCTCGTTCGACGAGATCCGCGACAGCACCGACTCGCGACGCAGCCCGTTGATGAGCGTCTGTCCGTACTCGGGGCGGACGAGATAGCCGCCCGCGATGTTGGTCCCCTCCAGGAGGGGGATCTGGTTCGCCATTGCTGGCTCCTTTGGCGGGGTCCCCCGCCGTTAGCTAGGTGCCGCCGCGCGCCTTGCGGGCGAGCGACAGGAGGTCGTGGGCCGTCGCCGCAGCGGGGTCCGCGACGGCTGAGCCGCCCCGGGGGCCCTGCGGGGCGTCGGGCCATGCCGGAACGACGGGTGTCGCCGGCTCGTTCGATGGGGTGGGGGTGGGGGCCAGGAGCGCCTTGAGCGCCTCGGCGTCGGCCTTCAACTCGTCCTCGTCGTCGCCGCGAAGGCGCTCGGCGAGGTCGGCGGGAAGTCCGAGCTCGGCTGCCACGGCGCGCCGCAGCAGGTTCGCGCGGTCCGCCTCGGCCTTCTGCGCGCGCTCGGCGAGCTTCTCGGCCTCGGTCTTCTGCGCGTCGCGGAACTTCTCGAGTTCCGCCTGCGTCTCGCGAAGCTCCTTGCGGTACTTCGCTGCCTCCTTGTTCGCCGACGTGACCCGGGGGTCAGGCGGCGCGTCGGGCGTCCCGGTCGGCTCGATGGTGGGGTCGGGGGCGCCCGCCGGGGGCGTCACCTCGGCCTCTCCGGTCGGAGCGGGCGGGGAATCGGGCGTCTGGCCCATCGTCGACCTCCGGGGTCGTTACGTGGTGACGTCGATCGGGAGGTCCCTCACGGACTTCTCGCCGATGACGTAGTCGGTGTGGCCGACGCGGTTGGCGTCGACCAGGAGCAGGTCTTGCAGCGCGATCTGGCCGGTTCGCAGCGCGCGGGCTTTCTTCGCTCCGCCGCGGCCCTGGAACGTCTTCGCCAGTTCGGCGTCGGTCAGCAAATCGACGATTGCCTGGCCGGTGCGGGGCTTGCGACGACCGGGGTATGCGGCTCGCGGCCTGCAGCGGCACCGCGTATGGCGGTAGAACCGACGGTCGCCTGGTGGGTGGACCGTGCCATCTGCGAGGGCCAGGCATGCGCCGCACGCCGTTGCTTCGCATTCGCGAATCCAGCCCCAGCCGCGCTGCTCGAGGCGGTCGAACGCGGCATCCCGCCAGGTGTCGACGGCGGCGTCGTGCGCGATCCGGCCGGCGTGCATCGCGACGCTGCGGCGGTAGACGTCGTAGATCCGCGGGTCGAGCGTCTGCCACTGCTTGAATCCGCGCGGTGGCACCCGCAGCCCTAGGCGCAGTGCTTCGCGGCGAGCCGTCTCGGCGGCTGCTCGCTCGCCAGCGCGGACGCGAAGCTGCACAAGCTGGGTGCGCGTCTCGACAGGCTTCACGCGGCCACGTGAGTCGCGGCGCATCCATCGGCCATCTTCCGCGAGAAACACGTCGACGCCTTGCGACCGAAGTCTTTCCACGCGGCGCTGCATCCACGCGCGCTCATGCTCGGGGCGGGTCAGGCGACCCGGCGGGCGGTCCGCGGGGCGCTGCAGCAGCCGGTCTCGGAATGTGCGGCGAGGCTCCGGCCCGTCGATGGCTTCCGACGCGGCCCTCAGTGCCCAGTCGACGACTTTCGGGGCAAGCGCGACCTGTCCGACGATTTGATGGCGCTTGGCGGGCGACTCGGTCACCAAGGCGGTGACGCGGCGCTGCAGGCGGGTTGCGACGCGCTCAAGCTCGGCCGCGTGACGGTCCACGGCGCTACTCGGTCAGAGTCGGGTCGCCGCTGGCCTGCGTCGGCAGCCCGGACTCGCCGCTGATGCCGGCGGCGACGCCTTCAAGCTCGGCTTCGCGGGCGTGTGCGGCCATCCACCGCTGAACCTTGTCCGGTGTCGTCAGATCCTCGAAGATCACCTCGAGCGGCACGCCGAGGGTGCGGAGCTTCATCAGCGCGTCGGCGCGCGCGGCGTCCGACACTCGCTCGGGATTCATCCACACGGGGTCGACGTCGACGTTGGCGAACCCGTCGATCTGCAGCGCGAGGCCCATCGCTTCGGACCAGATGCCGTCGACGAGTTCGATGCGGCGACGTACGCGCGAGACCAGGCCCGACTCGGCGGCGGCGAGGGCGTCGCCGGAGACGTTGACGACCTGGCCGAGCAGGTAGTGCGGCGGGGTCTTCGTCAGCGCAGCGATGTGCTGCACCAGCAGTTCGATCGGGCCCGTGTAATTCGACAGGTCCGCGGCGGAGAACTCGTGGATCTTCGCGTTCTCGTCCTCGACGACGAACATGCGGTTGATGCCGCCAACCAGCGAAGCGTCGGGCTCGCCCGTCAGCGGGTTGATCGGCGTTTCGACGCCGATCAGCACCCGCTGGCGGTACGCCGCGAACTCCGACGCGATCATCATGTCGCCCAGGAGCTTTTCGACGGCGTTGCCGAGGCTCATCATCGGCAGCAGGTCGGAGCGGCCGTATCCGTTGACGTCCGGCGAGTTCGCCATCTCCAGGACCGGCACGACCCCAAGCGGGTTCGGCTGCGGTCCGGATGTCGGGTACCAGCCGACGCCGAACGTGCCGGGCGCGCTGCCCCTGAGCCGCACGATCATGTCCGGCAGGTAGAGGGTTGCGTGCATCGACCCGTCGACGCCGCGCCACCGCTTCAGCGCGGCGAGGCGATCCACGCCCGTCTCGGGGTCGTGCTCGACGATCGTCTGCGCCGGGTCCTCGACGCGGATCAGCGCCTTGCCGTTGCGGCCCTTGCCGACCGACACGTACGAGTAGGCGGTCACGAGCGCGTCGGTGTGCGCGACCTGCGCGGCGACCTTCATGTTGCAGCGACGCCAGATCGCCTGGGCTGCGGCGTTGGCGGGGTCGTCCTTCTCGTCGGGCCGGCGGAACCCCTCGATCACCATTCGCTCGGTCGCCGAGTCGATGACGATCAGGCCCCAGTTGTCGACGATCTGGCCGAACGTGTCGCCGAACGTCTCACGCCACTTCTTTGTCGCGAACGCGAGCGGGTGCACGCCGTTGTAGTAGTCGCGCAGCAGCTGGGTCTCGGCCTGTCGCGCATCGAGTGCCCGGGATAGCCGTGCAACCCATGCTTGGACGCGGTCGATGCCCTCGAGCGTGTCGGGGTCGTCGTTGACGCCGACCTGAAGGTCGGCAACGCTTTGGGTCGCCAAGGCGCGCCTCCTTCCTAGTCGCTGATCGCAACCAGTCGTTTCGACTTGCGTCGCCGCAGCGGGGTGAACAGGTCGTCGGTCAGTGCGTCCGCGCGCGCCGTCCACGCCAGGACCATCGCCATCGACAGGTCCATCTTGTTCGGGGACCCGCGACGCTCCTTCTGGATGAGGTGCGCCGCCTGCCCCGACACGCCGTCAAGCGCAAACTCAAGCTCGAGCGTGTGGGTGTTGCGGACGTGCCGCGTCAGAATCGCGTTGCCGCAGTGTCGGACAGTGCCGGCGCGGACCGCGGTCTCGAAGTTGTGCAGGTCGAGCGCCATCTGGCGTTGCGACCCGGTCCGGCGCTCCCGCACGACCTTGCGGCCATGCGTCTTCGCCCACCCGGCGATCGTGTCTTCCCACAGGTACGGGTCGGCGTACATGAGCGCGATCGGGTGGCGCTCGGCAAGATCGCTTAGGGCGTTGGTGACGTCGTCGGAGTCGACTTCCCAGTCGTCGCCGTCGTCGACGCCCTTCTCCCACCACTTCCACGGCCGCACGACGCCGCCCTCGGTGGCGATCACGAGCGCGGACGAGTCGTTGTTGCGCGACCCGTCGAACCCGACGGCGACCGGCTCCCCGGCCTTGATCTCCAGCAGCGCGTAGGGGTCCCAGTTGGCGTCGTTGTCGCGATGCTCGACCTCGCCGACGACTGCGAGCTCGTCGTCGGGCTCGGTGACGCGCAGGCTGTTCCACTGCGCCATCGGCAGCCAGCTGGACCCGTCGGACGTCGGCTGGTTCAGCCACGCGCGGCGCGCCTCCGCCTCGTTGGTCGCTGGGTCGCGGATCTCCTGGATCACGCGACCGAAGTCGAACCACGATTCGGCGGCTCCGTAGAGATCCCGCAGTGCCGCGGTCACCTTCTCGTCGTCGTGGAAGTCCGCGCCGATCAGTTCGTCGCGAGACTGCAGCCAGTCGACCAGGATGCCCTCGCGGACCATGTCGTCGAGCGACTTGCCAAGCGCCCACTCGTACTCGGCCTCAAGGACGCTGCCGCGACCTGGCTGGTGGGCGTTTGACGTCCAGTAGCCCCAGCCGTCCGCGATCTTGCGTTTCACGAGGTTGCGGGAAACCATGTCCCGCAGCTGGTGGTGCTTCTTCGTCGTCCACAGCCACGGCTCGTCGCCGGTGAAGAACGTCTCCTTGCCGCCCTCTTTCGAGGCGGCGCCGGCGGTCGACGGGATGATCTCGCCGCCGCCAGGCAGAAACGCCCGGGTCAGGCCCACGTCGATCTTGCCGAACTGGGCGGTGATCTCCGGGCCCTTCAGCATCTCGGCGGTGTTGTCGTACGTGTTGCCGGCCTGGTCCTCTTCCGTGGCCAGCGCGCGGATCACCGGGTTGACGACCGGCATTCCGACCGGCTCGCCCTCCTCGTACCGGTAGCCCCAGTACGACACCTCGCCCTTGCGGGCCCAGTGCGAGAACCGGCAAGGGCCCAGCGCCTCGACGACGCACAGGCCACCGGCGATCTCCGATTTGCGGCGACCCTTCGGTCGCACCCGCACGACACGCTTGAACACGCGGCGGCCATCGGGGCGCAGCCGGTAGCACCAGCAGATGTGCAGGATCTCCTCGGCGTCGAGCTCGGTCCCAGGTAGATCCGACGGTTCCCACTTCTCGCCGAGGATGTCCCCGGGGCCGTGGCGCAGGAACGTCTCCCACCAGTCGTGGATCTGCCAGCCGAGCGTCGGAAAGTCGACCGGCGTCAGCGCCGGCAGGCTCACTTGTGGACGGACAGCGTTCCGCGAACGTCCTGGCGGCGCTTGCGGGCACCATCGACCGGCTGGTTCGCTTCAACGGAGCCGCCGGCACGCTCGATCTCGTAGCGCAGCGAACGCCGCGCGCCGAGACTGATCCCGAACGACTGCTCGAGCATCCGAAGCTCGCCCTTGCCCGTCACAGACAGCTGGCCGCGGACATCCTCGGCATGCATCCGGCAGATCCGGGCGACCGCCATGCGATCCACGGGAAGGATCGCCGCGGCGAACGGCGACGACCAGATCGCAGCCCAATACTCGAGCGCGAGCGGCCCCGGGTCGTACTCGCCGGGGAAGTCAGGGATCTCCGTCGGGGCGTCCGCCTCACGGAAGGTGGTGAACCCGGTCTCGGGTGACCTGACGGTCTGTCCCGGCGGGTTGGGCATGGGCCCGGGCATCACGCGACCTCCAGGGTCTTCGTGGTCGGAGCCACCGCCACGCCTCCAGGGCTAAACGGCGACCCGAAATGGCCTTGTGCCTGGGTGCTAACACGCGCCCAGTGACGAATGTGACCCCGTCACAGACGAAAGCCTGCAACCCGTGCGCACCGCGAGAGGCTTTCCCCTCCGGTTCCTTCCCCCTTCGGTTTGGGGGCACCCCCCACCCCTTGCACCGTGGGTCTTTGTCGCTGGGTGCTAAGTGCGTGCGCCGGCTGCCTGGTCGGCTGCTCGGTGGCAGGTGGGGCAGAGGAGTGGTGCGTCTGCTTGGACGACGGGTCCGCCTTGCGAGATGGGCTTGGGGTGGTGGAGTTGCAGGCCGATGGCGTGCCAGCAGCGTTTGCCTGTGGGGAGGGTGCCTTCGCATCTGCCGCCCGAGCGGCGTATGGCTGCCTCTCGCGCCTTGCGGTGTGGTGTGCGGCCTTCGGGGCTGTTGAGCTTGCGTGAGGACGGGGAGCGGTGCTGCCATGCTTTGCGCTGGTGGGTGTCGCAGCGGCCTTTGCGGGTGGCTTCGGCTGGGCAGCCTGGGTGCCCGCAGGTTGTGGCGGCGCGGCGGGTCATCCGCAGTCGCCGGAGTAGTCCTCAACGTCGGCTGGGAAGAGGTAGCCGTGGGCGACGAGGTCCGCTTCGGCGACGATGGCGTCGCGCAGGAAGCAGTAGAGGGCTGCGTGCCACTGCAGGTGGGCGGCCGACAGGATCATCGGGTGCGCCTGCGACCCGGGCGACGTGGCGTCCAGTCGGCCTTGCGGGTCTTGCGGTTGTGAGCCCACTTGCGGGCTGCTCGTGGACGAGTGGCCCAGAGGAAGCGGCGCTGGCGTTCGCTCTTGAACTTGCCGCCGCCGTGCTTGCGCTGTCGAGATCGGAACGGCATCAGTCGTCGTCCTCGTCGTCGGGCGGCTGGAAGTACGAGGCCACCAGCGAGGCGTTGTCAGTGCGCTGCCAGTCCGCGACGATGCCGAGCGTCGTGATCCAGTGCTGGCCCGCGAGCGTGTAATGGCACGACTCGTAGACGGAATCGTCTTCGCCCTCGGTTGCCAGCATGAGGACGGCGCCGACGATGCGGCGCCCCTCAAGACCATCCAGGGCGCGGGCCGCAAGGTCGCCCAGCTGCTGCT